GTCTCTAAATCTCTAGATATCAGTGGTATCAATTTATAGGGTACAAGTCCCTTAATTTTTCTAACTTCTACAAATCCAGATAGTACCTTTTTCATTAAACTTTCGCAATAAATCAGTAAGTCTTTGTAATCTTTTTCTTTAGGAACTTTGCCACCCTTTTTTGCCTTGAACAATGTTGCTACATTGAACCTCGTCAAAACAGGGTTAAAAGGTTTTTTATGCCACTTCATCTAAATACCTCCTTTCACACTTTCTGCAGTTGAATAAAAATTCTTCCTTCTATGTCTTTTAAGTCATCCTTCAAAAGTTTGATTTCTGTCTTGAAACTTGTTATCTTTTCCTTAATCTTTTTGGCTTCCATTCTAGCTAGATTTCTTACTTTAAGATCTAATATAAAATCTACTAGTTCTTCTTGTATCTTTAAATGTTTCATCAAGTACTTTTTTGGGTCTTTTTCATCTAACGACTTTACAATAATTTTACGATTTTTAATAGCAAACAAAAACATTTTCTGTCTTTTCAGTTTATCATTTTCAAGACCAACTAGTCTTTCAACTACTTTCTTTTCTAATGCTATCCTCCATCTTATCCAGTTGTTAATTATAGAAGGAATGTTAGATTGTTTGTAGTCTGCGTGTTCTCCGTCTGCGTGTCTTACTGTTAAAATTGTCTGACTGAAAAGAACCGTAGTTAAAGCATTATCTATCTTCTCTTCAAGTTCTTTTCTAGCGTCACCTTTCAATGTTTTTTGCAAATAGATATCAAATTCTATTTTTCTTTGTTCTCTTTTATCATCTATAGACCTAACACCTTTAATTTGAGAGAGTTTTTTAAACTTTGTTCCAACATTAAATCTAGGGGCTATTCCCTGTATGGATACAATGTTTTCGTGTACAGAATAACTAGGAGTAAAATACAATCTACCTTTTCCAGTAGTATAAAACTCTAGTAAATCTTTTTTGTCGGATCTACATTCTCCTCCGTAAGGAAACTTAAACTCAAGATATTTAGCACAGATTCTAGGTGTTATCTTCTTTCCTTTCAAACCCATCTTAACAACTTTAAGAACACTCTTTAAAGAGTATGAAGGAATAAGAGAGGAACATCCTGTAGCTATACCTTCTGATCCATTAATTAACAAATTAGGAAGTTTAGAAGGCAAATAAACAGGTTCTTGGTGCTCTCCATCATAATTTTGAACCATTGGAATTACAGCTAAATAATTAGGGTCTAATAAATAGGTATCTGAATATTTACTAAGACTTGCTTCAGTATAGCGCATTGCTGCAGGACCAGACTCATAATCACCCCAATTTCCTTTTCCATAAATAAGTGGCTCAGGCAGATTGACTAAATTTGCCATAGCTGAATAGCTCCCTTGATCGGAATGAGGGTGATACTTTCCAATTGTTTCTCCAATTGTTCTTGCTGCTTTTTTTACTCCTCCAGAAAAGTGTAATTTTAAACCATACATAGCCCAAAGTAACTTTCTATGTACAGGCTTTAAACCATCTCGAAAGTCAGACAAAGCTCTGTGTTCAATAGTATAGCTACCATAAGTTTCAATAGCTTTTTTAGTAAAATCTACTAAACTACAATCTACTGTATTTTCTTTAGGCAATGTTAAGAATCTCCTTTCTAGTTGAAGTATCATCTGCAACCATCTTTTTAAAATATACTTTACTTTCTCCTTTAACAGGTTCTATTCTTATGAGCTTTCTACTTTTTGTATTAAAAGCAATTTCTCTTAAAACGTCAAAATTTACTTCACCCCAACCCTTAGCCCTTGTTATAGGAACTTTCAATTTTCCTAATTGATTTTGTATCTCGGTTAAACTATATCCATAATATTTTTTATTCTTATAATTTGCAAAGTATAAAGGAGCATCAACTACGTAAACCATTTGTTTATCAAATAATATAGGGCACAAGTAATAAAAAACCGTTAGAACTAAAACTGAAATATGTGCCCCATCAACGTCAGAATCACTCAGCAATATAATTTTTCCTGCCCGAAAATTATTCTCTTGTTTCTTTTTCTTTCCTACTTCCATCTCTTTAGAATTTATACCTACTGCTATTAATATGTTTTGAATTTCTTTGCTGTTTAAAATTTTTGACATACTACTTTTTGCAACGTTCATCGGTTTCCCTTTTAAGCAAAGAATTTCCTGGAACATCCTATCTCTAGCATCTTTAGCAGTACCCGCAGCAGAAAGCCCCTCTACAATATATAACTCTTTTTGGTCTGAAGGTGTTTTATTGGAAGCAGTTATCAACTTTCCTGGTAACAATGTTTTACGTGTACCTCTAATTTGTGATGCAGCCCTTTGTATCTTTCTAGCTTCATTTTTGGCTTTTTTAATTTCTATTGCCCTTTTAACAATTATCTTAGCCGTTCTCTTGTTTTTATCTAAGAACTTCTCAAAAGGTGTTAGTAAGTATTCTTCAACTTGTTTCTTAACAGTAGTAGTGACTAATTTATTTTTGGTCTGACTGTCAAATTCCGCTGAGTATAATTTAATATTGATAAATCCTACAACTCCATATCTTAAATCTGCTGGAGAGTAATGATTCTTTTTTCTACCTAATTTAAAACCCTTTGTAATTGTACTATAAAGACCTTGTAAATGAGTACCTCCTTCCTCCGTTAATGCACCATTAACATAAGACAGAATTCCATCCTCACCCTCAAAGTCTGACCACTGCAATGCTACTACTAGTGTATCGTCTTCATGTAAAAAAGGCTTACCTAAAGTTTCCACCTTTTTTTGTTCTATTATATCTTTTAAGTATTCTTTAGGCCCACCCTTATTACAATAGATTTCATCAATCTTATCTGTTATGAGCCTAATTTTTAACTTTGTGTTTAAATTAGAAATATCTTTCAGCCAGGATTGTAGAGTTTTTTGAGTAACTTTAGCCTTCTTACCTATAATTTTATAATCAGGTGAAAACCTAATTATGGTTCCACGTTTCCTGTTCTTCAATCCTTTTAAAATACTTTTAGGAAATTTTGTTTCAACTACTTTCTCTTTTGGTTTTCCTTTTCTAAATCTTTGGTAATGCCAACTCTCTTCTCTATAAGTCCACACTTCAAATTTTTTACTTAATGCTGTAGAACAGGACACTCCTAAACCATGAGTTCCGATTGCAGTTTTATATGACTTGTCATCAAACTTCCCACCTGCATGAAGGGTAGTAAAGATAGTAGTTAATGTACTCTTTTTAGTCTGGGGGTGTTTCTTAACTGGAATACCTCTACCATTATCTATTATTGTAAATACCTGAGGGGTTTTCTTACCTTCTACTTTTACAGTAATAATATCATTCTCACCAATCAAAGCTTCATCTACTGAGTTTTCAACTACTTCTTTTAATATCTGTAATACTGCATGATCTCCTAGCTCTCCTAAATACATAGTTGGCTTCTTACGAACGCCAGAAAGACCTTTAAAAACTTTAATGGAATCTTCATCATATTTCTTTTTTGCCATTGTAACTCCCTATAAGTTAAATCTATTACCCTTCTATAATACTATTGCCAATCTATCCTTTTTAACTCCAAACTTTTTAGCATGTTTTAAAGTAGGAGAACATATGTCTATCCGCTTGCCTTTCAAATCTACATTCATTCTGTCTTCGGCTCTTCCTATACCCCAACCATCAACATAGATTTTCTTACCGAGCCACCCAAGATTTACTAACTCTGTAGAAATTGCTAAAGTATAACCTGCTCTTGGTGTGGTCATAAGTGCTGTTTTGTTTGGGTTACTATCTGAATTTGTACCTCCCGACTTTGGGTGGTAAGATGTTAATCTAACTCTTTGGAAATCACTTTGAACTATTACTTTCAATACCTTAACTTCTTCTTGGATTGAGTTAAGTCTATCAATTACTTTTTTGTTTTGTCCATATATGGATATAGTTCCCAAACAAATGAACACTATTATTAATAAAGTAACAGCTGATAGTGCCGTTAAAATTGCAAAGAAACCCTGATATTTTTCTTTCAATTAATCCCCCTTTTTCAAAATTGGTTTAAATCGAATAAAAGCAGTCCCATTTATACATACCCAAATCCTACCATCTTTAGCAATCTGTATCCCAATATCTCCATCTATAAATTCATTAAAATCACGTTCTCTATTTAAGATCATACTCTTATTTTCAATAAATATCCTTCCTTGCTGATGTGTTTCTTCATATTCTTTAATCATTTAGTTCCTCCCTAACAATACCAGATTCTTTAAAAGCTTCTATTGCTTGGTTAATATACCAAGGAAACTTTGTGTTATAATAATCTTTTGTGAATGGAACAAAACAACAACTACCGATTGTTTCTGTCCATCCAGTAGGAGTGTAGTTTTTAATGAACTGTATTAATTCTGGACTCCAATCTGCAATAGTAACCTCTTTAGACATAATATATTCTCCTTCTTTTAATCTATGCAACCCTCTATTCTTAATAGCTTTTATTTTAAAATGTTTGTATCCATCATAATCTTTTTCAATAGACTTTTCCTCAAGTGAACTAACTACTCGAATACAAACACTACTAAAATGTTTAAGTGTACCCCCACCTGGGGGTACTTTTTTAAAATCTTTAGCTTCTTTCATTATGATCCTTTAACTTCTACTACTATTATAACACATTTTTTGCAGTTTGTCAAGCACTTTTTTCGGCTAAACTATCTATTAAAAATACCTATTAACTAGGTAATACATACCAACGAACCAAGGTACCCCCAGAAAACAATTATACCAATAACCCCTGCTATAGTGATTAGCACTAAAGATATATTTGATCTTCTTGGTGACGACCTTTTCATCTTCTCTAAAATATTTTTGAACATTTTTTCACCTAAAGATTTTCACTTAGTAATTCAATTCCTTCTTTAATAAGATCCTCATCAGTGTACTTTACTGAACGTTTATCTACTTTTATTCTAATTGGAGTAAGATAAAAAGGAAGGTCAGTCTTACGATTTAATTTTGCAACCCACTGTTTACCAAATTGTTCATCATGGATAATGTCTGTTATTCTTAACTCAGCAGGGGGAGCTCCTGCATATAAACCGGACTCTTGAATAACTGCAAACGTTTTAATATATCCATTTTCATCTTTTAAGGCTACTCCTGTTCCAAATATTCCATAAGGTATTTCAGAAAATACTTCTCCGTCTTCAACTCCAATTTTCTCCCTCGGACCCTGAAACGCTTTAGCGTATGCTTTTGACATTTCTTCAAGTGTTAATGCTTCATCTTCCCAATGAACTTTTGAAAGAATTTCCTGGATTGTACTAAGTTGTAATTTGTCTGGAAGAACTTTTCCCAATGTTTCAATACGCTTAAATAGGTTTGTTTTTTTATCCTTACTATCCAATTTGCATTGAACCTTTATTTTTGGAGAAATAATCCCAACCCTAATTTTTCCAAGTTCAGGATGATTAATAAAAGTGTTTGCTGCACCCTCTTCTCTCTTATTAAAAACAATCGTGTTGACAAGATCGTACAATTCAAACATGTACTTATGATATTCATCATCTGGGATATCTTTTTCACAGTCCATAAAAATAAGATCTACGCCGACCTCCATAAGTCTTTTCATTTTAATCTCCTTTTTGAGTTAAAAAGTACCGTTCATAACCGGATATTGATTCGATTAAAGTCATAATACACGAAGGGCATAAAAGACTTCCTTTAGGAATAGATCTTATGTGTTTAATTTTTTCCCACAAATCAGGAGATAGCCTAATAGCTACTTTAAATTTTTTACCACATCGGCGACACTCCATTTTTTTCTTTTTTACTTTCTTTTTAGGATTACATTTTTGACATTCTTTATCCCATTTCCATATAACTTCTTTACAAATTGGGCATACCCTTTCATTATAAATTGAGTCTGTCATTTTAATCTCCTTTTTTGAACTCTGTATCTATTAATTTAAACATGTCAAAAATAGCAGGATATCTAGAATATAATTTTACCATACATTCAAAGAACTCCTCAAAGTAGTCAAACGACCCTAGTTTCCTCTTAATAGTATTTATTAATTTCTGTTCATCGTTATCTTCCTCTTCATCTTCATTATATTCAGACAAGCCAAAAAACTTTCTAGCTTCCTTTGAAAAGGTTAACATTCTGTCTTTCTTATTTATCTTTTCTTGGTGTCTTTTAGAGTTTACCTTGGCACCTGGCCCTGTAAATACTTTGTCATCGCTTGTACGATAACAGGTTTCTTGCTGGACTTTTTTATAGAACTTGTTTTCTATCATATCTTTCTCCTTTTTAATCTAATCTTTTCGGTACCCTTTAATTTTTACCTTAGCCTCAAATCCTCCTTTTGCTTTACGGATTACAAATTTGTACTGAATTACATTACCACAATCGCAATGATGACTAATAGGAACATTACCAATATATGGAGCCAGAATCCTTTTCGGTTCTGAGTTTTTCCGCTTCTTACATTTAGGGCACATGTATTCAAATGAAATTGTTACGTTAGTTATGTCTTTTAGTGTCTTTAATTTACGTTTTTTCATTATTGGTGCCTTTACTGTTTCTTTTACTTTCTTTTTAGAAAAAGCCATTCTTTCTTTGGCAAGTGTTAAGGACATAGAGTCAAAAGCATTTTCATAATCTTCACAAATTTTCTTTTTCTTGTCTTTTCTATAAGGACAAGATTTCTTTTTCTCTCCCTTTTTAGGGTTGTAGTGAATACATAATTCACAATTGTCTTTTACCAAAATTTTTGTTTTTTTAGGATTAGGACCGTTAATCCTAGGAGCAAGTGGACCAAATGATGGATTTCTCCAAGTTTTAATTACATTTTTCTTTCCCACGTCTTTTACCTCTACCTCTATCTCTACTCTTACAATTCAAAGATTTCCTGTGCTTCCCGGAAGGCCTCTATTCTAACTTGATCTTCTTCAGTCAAGGCTGATTTTTTCATTAGATGGCCAGATTTAGAAATATAGACATCCGAAAGTTCTTGTTGTGAGAAAATAGGGAAAAGCTGTTCTTTATAAGAAGTTTTCTTGTCTCGGGTAATACATTTAATAACTGCTAAAGGAACTCCTTCATTAGTCCTATTCCAAATGTGTAAGGGAATAACATCATACTGTCTTTTATCAAAGTCTTTCATGTTGTCCAATTCTACGTCTGAAAATCTGCCTACTTCTCTATTTTCTCCATGACTTTTCTGAAAGACGATGAACATCAGCATCTTTGGACTCCTTTTTGGCTGCATAATTTTCTCCTTTGATTGTCTATACCCGCATACATAAAGACCCGTTTTATGAAAAAACATGTCTTAATAAGTATAACACATTTCTCGCAGTTTGTCAAGTGTTTTTATCCATAATGATTTCAAGTAGTTATCTACTTCTTAAACAATTGCTTTATTAGACAACTTCTTTACCCATTTTATTATCTCTTTGGCTTGCTTCTGCGTACCATCCCACTTTTTAAGATTAAAGTAGTCTAATCCAATCTCAATGTCTACTTCAAGAGGAACCTTTATCTTAAAGTTGAACTCTTTTTTCAGTGCCTTGACAAGTCTCTTCGTAAAAAAGTCTTCTAGAAAAGAAAGTATTTTAAACAAGTCTACAATAGGAACTTCAAGTTCTGTGGCATCATGTATTAAGTTAGTTACCATCCAAGCATCTTCATCCGGAACTTGATATTTAGCTTTTCCTTTTTTATAGATATACAAAATTAATAGACTAGCAGCTATTGTATTTAAATCTGAGCATAATCCTTGAATAACAGAATTTCTTGCCAGTCTATCCATCTTATTTTGTGTTGTTTGCTGTCTCGTAAAGAAATATCCCCATAACCTTCTTCTTCTACCTATTGGACTTTCTACGTAGAGATTATCACGACCGAATTTCTCTATATCACTAAACCACTGTACAGCCTCAGGCATAGCTTTCATAAATATCTGGTATATCGCTTTTGCGTCTTCAATGGATATCCCTAAGTCTCTTGCTATAGAATTAATACTCATACCATAGATAGATCCAAATACAAAACCTTTAGCTCCCTTTCTTTGTTTTTTACTAACCTTTTTAACTTTTATCCGATTAAAGGTTGAAGCAGATCTTTTATGAAAATCTGTTTTGTCTTTTAACATCCGAAAAGCTAGTTCATAAGCTAGTGCTGGCCTATCCTTTTTCTTAGCTTTCTTTATCTTTAATTTTTGTTTCTTCGTGAGAAGACTAAGTGGATTTTCTCTAAATTTAGTCTTTATCTCGTTCATTTCACGAAATGATTTTAACATTGCTTTGTCTTTAGAGACAATACCTAGTCCCCTAACCTCAAAAGTAGAATAATCTATTTTTATAATAACTCTACCAGGTTTAGCTTCGTACATTGACAAGACAGACGCAGACCTACTACTCTTTCCAATTCGCTGCTGTGAATTCGGATCCTGTGCAGCCAATCTTCCCGTAACTGTATCTGATCGAAAAGAAGGTCGAATTCTAACATCTGAATAAAAATCAGGATTACCTGTCGTCTTGTTCATATAATTATATATGTTATCAACGTAACTTGTCTGTAATTTTTTTATTTTATTCCAGTCGGTTAAAAGTTTGACTTCTTTTATATCTTTGTAAACCTCTTGAAAATTTTTGTCTGTACTAGGACTTTCTGTCTTCTTTTTCTTTGCACTTTTAAGAGGTTCTAACTTTAGAACATCAAAAAATAGAGATTCTCTATGTATCTTCTTACTTAGATTAAAGGAGCCTGAGTCCGAGTCTGGTCCACCACTAAAAAGCGTTCCTGAATATCCTGTTGAGCTCTTTCTAAGTCTTTTCATAACTTTCTTAACTGAATCTAGACTGTTAAACTTCTTTTGTATTCTTTTTGTCTCTTTTATGAGAGGGGAGGTTCTAGGAGAGTGTAGTTCTCTAATTTTCTCTAGGTTAGCAGGTAGTCCACAATGCTCGGTGTAAACTAGAGTTCTAACTAGATGTGAATTGAAATTCTTACTCATTAACTCAAACTTGTCATATCCTTGATACTTCGCCTGTTTTAACTGCGATTCATAAATATTCCATAGAACCACAGCGTCGGCAGCGGCGTAGTCAACCCAATCTTTTATAGGCAAATTACCTAAGTTTGCTCTATCAGACTTACCTACGCCTTCACTTTTTCTATAAAAATCAAATCCATGTTTGTAAGAAATGTTTCCTAATGCGTAGGGTCCAAATCCTTTAGGGAATAACTTTTTAAATCTTGTCCAATTTTCTTCTAATAAATACGTGTTAAAAGAAGTATCAACTATAGGAGCATTATATAACAGAATATGTAGTTCTCTTAAGAACTGATGCATATCATACTTAGGTACTTGAAAGATATAATAAGGTACCTTACTCTTTTTAGAAGTAAAAAATGTTCTTAAATAAGATTTGATTTTCTTAACTTGTGCTACAGAAAAAGGCGAGTCGAAATGAGACAATGGAATTACATATCCTATTTTCCCATCATTGCATAATTGAACTGTAAATAAAATGTTGTCATATGCTCTATGAAGATTGTCGTCTTCTGTATCTACTGCTACGGGAGCTTTACTTGTCATCATTTTTCTTAAAACATTTTTAATATCCGATACTTTAGTTAAGAAAACAGTTTTAAATTTATTAGGAATACTGAAATCTACTCCTTTAGTATAAAGTACTGCTCTTTTCAACGCATTATATACAAACCCAGCACTACCTGGATCTGACCTAAGACAAGCAGCAGGATGAAGAGATGAAATAACTTTATACTTTTTTTTATCAATCACTGCTGTTCTAACACAACCTTCTTCCAAATAAATTGAAAAGGAATCTACACCGAATAAGAAACTATGAGCTATTCGTCCTGTGGCTACTATTATCTTTGGTTTGTGTCTTTTGATTTCTTTTTTTACTATATCTCCGCATCTTTTAGCTTCTTCTTTAGTAGGAGTCCTATTGTCTCCGTTTTCATCTCTAGGTCTCGCTTTGAGAATATTTGTTATTGCATAACTAAAATCAAACTCTTCTGTAAGACGCTTGATACATGCTCTCTCAATAGACCCAGATTCACCCACAAAAGGAAGTCCTTCATTTTCTTCTTCTCTGCCAGGCCCTTCTCCTACAATTAGAATATCAACCTTATCGGTTTTACTGTGTATTTCTAAAGGTAGGTTAACGCACACATTCTTTAGATTACACCGTTTCCTGTTTCTGCACTTGGTTTGGATTAACTGCATAATTTCTCACCTCGGTTGTAGATAATCGTTTAACATACATAACAATAAACGTTTTTCAAAAGGGGTTTTTTATGAGGAAAGTTGTCGTTGCCTTCGATCCGGGCAAGAAAAATTTCGCTTATTCTATCTTATCCAAAAAAGGAAAACTACTAGATTTTAACTTGTTAGGAAATGAAGTCTCTCAAAAAGAAGGACTAATTTCTAATTTAAAAGAAGGCGAAATACTAGTTAAACAATACAAAAAATTTGTAAGCGATCTTAGAAAGATCTTGAAGATAATTAAAAAAAATGATGCTCATTTCATTTTGATATACGAACGGTTCATACCTAGGGGACTTACTAAAGGTAACCTATCAGAGATAGTCTCGATGTTAATTGGAATGCTTATACTAACAATGAACATTCGAAGATGTAGAAAAGTTGTTCCAGTTACTGCTGCTACTTGGAAAGTTCATAGAAACAAATTTGAATTATTGATAGATAATGACACGTTATCAGTACATGTATCAGATTCTATCGGTATGGCATTGCATTATCTCCTGAAGGAAAACTACTTAACCTTAAAAAAAGTTAAATCGATCGTAAAGAAAATTAACATTACTAACTTTAAAGAGAGACCATGAAACCAATAGAATGTAGATACTATGAACTTTGTACTACCCTATACAAAAAAAAGGAATTAAAAAAATCTTGTCATGTTTTAAATGATTCTGTTTCTGTTTGCAAACTAATACAAGATATTCAAGATGATAAAATCAATCAATTTGTTTTATCCCTTATAGCAAAAAAAGCAGATTCTCCTACAGAGAAGGGTGAGCTTCAAAAGATCAAGTGTCCTAGAAGTCTTGTTTCTGGAATAGAACTTAGTCATAACTGTCCTTTACAAGACTGTCCTTTCTATTCAAAAAAATTAGCTTACAACTGCTTTTTAATACATCAAGATATTTTCTTTTATGATTACAAATATATACCAAAAAAGATACTAGAAGTAGGAACAGAGATAGATAAAAAGACTTTCGACAGATTAATAAGTATTAGTGTATATTTATGCAGATTGTATATAGTCCTAATAAAATATAAAATGACATACACAAGAATAAGCAAAACAAAAATTGGAAGCAATAAGAAACTTAAAAGACTATTCTTTTCTAGTAGGTCTTATGTATGCCCAATATGTTCTGGAATTTATCTTACAGAGTGCGATTGTGTTAAAGATGGAGAGCTTAGAAATCAAAGAATAAAATTCAACAAAGGATGGACTAGAAAAATAACCCAATGTAATCATAAGGTATTAGCCAACACAAATCTGGACCTAATGGATGCCAAAACATTTAATAAAGATTATACTATCTATAGTTTGAAACTTATTAGATCATTAATTGGAACCGTTAACCATGAGGGATTATTCATTAAAGATCTGCCCTTTGGATACATTTTTAATTTGTACCATGTTCTTTTTCAAGATAGAGAAACGAAGATAGCAGAGAATTTAGGATTGACTACTAAACTATATAGACTAGCAAGAAAATTGTTCCCAAACCCTAACTAAAGGAGATATCATTATGAGAGTTTCTAATATTTTTCTTAGTATTGATGGAGAAGTTAACATATATCATCAAGGAGTGTTCACTGTATTCGTTCGTCTTGCTGGATGTAACTTAAAATGTAGTTACTGTGATACTTCCTATTCAAGAGATTCTAACTCTGGTACTGATATGGATATCGACAAAGTAGTACACAAAATAGAATCTTTTGGGTGTAAGAAGGTTACTATTACTGGTGGGGAGCCAATGATGCAATCTGCGTCCGTTCTTGGCTTGACACGTATTTTATGGGAAAAAGGTTATAAGCTTTCTATTGAAACTAATGGTACCTCACCACTCGTAGGTTTTAATGTAGATTGTTGGGTTGTTGACTATAAGTTAAGTAATTCAGGTATAGAAAAACAAATAGATAATGATATCTATAGAAAGCTCCATCCTACAGATTTTGTTAAGTTTGTCTTAGGAAATAAAAATGATTACAAAGAAGCACTAGCAATTAAAAAGACTTTACAGAAAACAGGATGCTGTGCTGTTTTTGCATTTTCTCCTATGCATAAAGTATTAGACCCATCTCAACTTGTAAGTTGGTTGAAAAAAGACAAAGTATTTGATTGCGTTATAAATTTACAGCTCCACAAATACATTTGGCCTAATTGTGGTGAAGGAGAAGAAAGATAAATTTAAGATACTGATTTAAAAAGATTGGGATACTAAGTTTACTAGGAAGGAAAGAAGGGGGGAAAATGAAATTAGAGGACATTGTGGACAAGATCAAAGTTAAAACCACCTTAGAAGAAAAAGATTTAGTTTTAATTTTGACAGAATTGAAAGAGAAAGATAGCATCGAAACAAAGATTGGGTTTTTCCATGCTTATATAATAGATATAACAAAAAATTCTTCTAAAAGAGATGAATGGTGGTTTGTTACTTTTAGAGCACTTTCTGATATTATCCACTTGCCTGAGGTGACATGGATTCTTAGAACAGAACAAATGACAGGACAGGAAGAGTTTACCATGGAAAACAAAAAGAAATTATTTCTACCACTAGACCTCTCTAAAAAACAAAAAGAAAGTTCGATCGATGTTTGAAATTTGGATGACACTTGTTGGTATTAGTATGGGGTTTTCTTCAATCCCACAGATAGTAAAAATCTGCAAGAGAAAGAGTTCTGGAGATATTTCAATAACCCTTTGGATTATAATTTTCCATGGTTTAATTTGGTGGTTTATTTATGGTATTTACATAAAAAGTCCATCTCTTACCATTGCCAATGGATGTGGTATTGTTATCGACACTGTACTACTTTTTTTAATTTTAAAATACAGAAAAAACTAGAAGGGGGAGTTCATGGAAAAATCAGAGAAGAAAGTCTTGGTTACAGGAGATACAGTTTCTACTAACACTGTTATCGAGGGAAAAGAACTTGAAAAGGAAGTTAAAAAGGAAAATGAAGACAATGAAACAGTTGAAATGCCTAATTCTATAGATACTTAAAACCAATTTCTTCCTATGAACTTTCTATCTCATAGCATATTTTTGGTATGCATAACTTACAATCATTAAATATTTTGTGAGTTGTTAATTCTTTTGTGCTAATATCAGATTTCATTAACGAAAAAGTTTTTTCCATTAAAGATTGTTCATTTTGATAGAGAAATTTAGGATTATCTAATACTTCTGAGTAAGCACATCTATTAGGACAAAGAGGAAACGTTCCCAGAGACAATGCATCTAAAGTACTTAATCCAAAAGTTTCCTCAGTCTTGAAAGATACTGCTAACTTACAAGTACTTAGTTCTTTAAGGTAGTCCAAACGACTACCAAAAGTTTTATTTACTATCTCCCACTTCGTACCTACATTTTTAATATACCTATCCATCATATCTGTGTCAGACTGTTCTCCTCTACCTATAATCAATATCTTAGGCTTTTTAACACTAGTATCTCTTACTATTTTGGGAATATCTTTTGTATAATACGGAATCCCTACTATCTTAATTTTGTTTTTAAGCTCCTTCATCAGAGAGTAAGAGTTAAAGTCTAATGAAGACTGCATTAATTTTTTATGATAAAAAGTTGACACAAAAATCTTATCAAAAATACTAAGTGCACTTAACTCTGCTTGTTTCTTAGATTCTATAGCACTCCAAATATCTCCTTTACACCAACTTCCTGCATGAACATAAGCAAAAATCTTGAGATTAGGATTCATTCTTTTCATTAACTGAGAAGCGTTGACAGAAAAACCCGGAAAACTTGCGTCTAGCCACAAAATTTTCTCTTTGTCTTCAATATGATCTAATAGTGATATTATTTGGCTAAGTTCATAACGTATAGCTTTTTTAGTGTCACAAAACCAGTTGAAAGGTTTACTACGATCAAGAGGAGAAATATTTCTCCCCCCTATCATTGAAAAAGGAATACCAAGTTTTTTAAGTTCTCTTTCCCACATTTCAAGCCAAAATTCTGTGTAACGATTTTGACTAGGCATTTGGGGTAATATTATCATGGTTAGCCTCTTATCTAGTTGGACTTTCCTATTGAATTTTCCTTTTAAAGGCTTCACTAGAACTCAATCTAGTTTCTTTTCTTGCTTCACTGGGACTCAATAAGTCCCTCCACAGTTAAACTTGAGTTGCCATATTAAGTAATTGAAAAAGCTCTAGTCTACACTGACCATGATTCATAAAATCTCCGTATAAAGAACTTATAATCATTTTGTCTGCAATGATTACTACCGCACACCCTTCTGTTTTAAGATAGTAATTACTGTATACCTGACTAAGATGTCCTGCAATATTTCTCCAATCTTGAATACCCATATCTTCAAGAACTAACTCTTCCCAAAAATCCCGGTTTAACTTGTCCATTGCGTCTAAATTTTCATCAGTAATAAGAGCAACAAAATGAAGAACCGGAGTAGAGTACCTCCTAATTACTAGTGGTGATTGATCTTTTCCTGATAATCTAGTATGAACTTCTGGTGATTTATCTTTTTTTATTGACCTCACATGGGTTTCATGCTCTACTTGTATACCTGTTTTCTTTTTTCGTGTTGACATGTTATACCCCCTTTAAGCTTAATAATAAAATTTTATTTAGACTTTTTTAAATTTTTAATGCTATCTATAATCTCAGTGTCTTCTAGGTTTTTAGGTACACTGAATACTCTACTGTCTTTTAACATTTTTGTAGGGATATGGATATAGTAATTATCCCCTGCTTTGAATATGTGATTACTACTAAACTCTCCTACTATTTTGTTATCTTTTATTACCACATGTCTTTTATTATCGTTCCTAACAAGAACAGCGGTAACTACTAGATCTTCACACGAAAATTCTAGCCCACAGTAAGGGCACTTATAAATATTGATATCTTCAGATTTAGATCTTATTTTATAGCACTCCCAATCTGGACTTAATTTCTCAAAACAATTAGGGTTGGGGCAATAAGCATAATCATAAGTTTCCATTCCTAACC